AACAGGTGGTTATGGATATCAGAAGGGTGATGTTCTTTCTGTAGATCAACTTGGTGATCAAACTTTAGGTAGAAATTTACTTCTCACAGTAGATAATATCACAGCATATAATCAACTCATTATTGATAATGTTGAAGGAGATTTCTTGACAGGAATTGGATATACATTGAGATATACTAAAAATACTGGAATTAATACAGACTTGAACTTTAGTTATACTCCCGCAATCTACATTAATGATATTGAAGTTGAAACTGATGGATTGCATATTAAAGTAAATCATCCAAATCATGGAATGCATTCTGAAATTAACACAGTAACCATTTCAAATGTTCAATCTGATATTCTTCCTGTAAAATTAAGCTCTAATCTTGCAGCAACTTCAGAGGTAACTTCATCAATTCCTTTAAATTCTTCAGTTGGATTTGGAACATTTGAAAATGTATCTGTAGGGGCAACTACTCCTGGATATATCCTTATTAATAATGAAATAATTAGATATACCGGAGTTTCTGGAAATGAACTAACTGGTATTACTAGAAACTTTGATAATACTCCTTCTCAATCATATTTTGCAAACACTAATGTTTATAAGTATGAGTTGAATGGGGTTTCTTTAAGGAGAATTAATAAGTCTCACGAACTACAGGATGCTAGTGTTTTAAATCCTATTGGTCTAGATTACTATCACTTAAAAATTAATACTTCAGATAGAGATCCATCTTTGGGAAGTTTGTATTTTTATGATTCCAAGTCTGCAGGTGGATCAAACGTTAAAGCGTCTAAGAATATCCAATTTGAAATTATTAAACCAAATATTCAAATTATGACCCTGCCACAAACAAGTGTTGCTTCCGATATGAGAACTATCTCTGCAACAAGTGTGAGTGGAGTTGAACCTTCATTCGTTGATCAAGGATATGAGAGAGTTGATTTTAATGTTGACAATTACCCAACTACCAGTCGTTTGATTTGCTCTAAGATTAATGAATTAACTAAATTATCTGCTCAACCAGCAAATAAGTCTTTAGAAATTAGAGCTTTCTTAACAACTGAAAATGATAGATTGAGTCCAGTTATAGACCTTGATAGAGTAGGTGCAATTCTAGTAACAAATAGAATTAATAGTCCAATTGTAGATTATGTAAATGATTCACGCCCATCAACTCTGAATAAAGATCCTATCGCATTCTCTTATGCAACTAAACCAATTAGTTTAGAGGTTGCTGCAACTTCAATGAGAGTATATGTTGCAGGGTATATCAATAGAAACTCAGATCTAAGAGCATTTTATGCAGTTCTGAAAGATCCTGCGGAATCTCCCATTTATTATCCATTCCCTGGATATGCTAATAGAATTATCTCTGGAGAAGTTATTGATATTAATAATAGTAATGGATCTCCAGATAAATTTGTAGCAAATAATGATATTTTTGGAAATGGCAATTCTCAAAATTATTTCAAGGACTATGAATTTAGTATAGATAATCTTGCAGCATTTAGATATTTCAGCATTAAACTTGTTGCAACATCAAATATCCAAGTATATCCTCCAAAATTAAGAGATCTTAGAGTCATTGCATTGGCATAAATTATGAAATACAGTAGAGTTCAAGGACACGATCATCTTTTAAGAGATGAATCTACAAAGTCTATTATAAACACAAATGTTTCTGAATATGAAAATTATATCAAAATGAAACAGATTAAAGAAAGTGAAGTTGAAAGAATTAAAAGAATTGAAACTGATTTAACTTCTCTAAAGGGTGATATTGATGAGATTAAATTTTTACTGAGGAAATTATCTAATGATTAATCCTAATGAGATTGAATTGGAAAATATGAGCAAACTTTTTGAATATGAAAAAATCTCTAGAGATATAGATAGTATAGATGATATTGAACTAGTTAAAAATTTTGCAAAAGCATATGTTAGATTATATTTAAAACAGCAAGAAGTTGTATCTAAACTATAATGGCACAACCATCCTCAAGGCAAGAACTAATAGACTATTGTTTAAGAAAATTGGGAGCACCAGTTTTAGAAATAAATGTTGCTCAAGAGCAAGTTGAAGATCTTGTTGATGATGCCATTCAGTTCTTTCAAGAAAGGCACTTTGATGGCGTAATTCAAAATTACCTTAAATATCAAATAACTCAAGAAGATATTGATAGAGGTAGGGGAAATGTTGGAATTACTACAACAACAGTAAGTAATACTATTAATGCCGTAACAACTCAGTATGATTACAAAGAGAATAGTAATTACTTACCTGTTCCATCAAATGTAATTGGAGTAAATAAAATTTACCAATTTGAAGGTACTAACTCGATTTCGAATAGTATGTTCAGTATTAAATATCAATTATTCTTAAATGATGTTTATTACTGGGGTTCATTAGAACTATTGACTTATTCTATGGTTAAGAGATATCTTGAGGATATTGACTGGTTATTAAATACGCAAAAACAAATAAGATTTAACAAGAGACAAGATCGTTTGTATATGGACATCGATTGGTCCAGTTTAATTCCCGGACAATGGTTGATTATTGATTGTTATCAAGTTATGAATCCAACCGATTTTACTCAGGTTTGGAACGATTCTTTCTTGAAACCATATTTGACTGCTCTTATTAAGAGGCAATGGGGGTATAATATTTCAAATAAATTTAGAGGATTGAAACTTCCAGGTGGTGTTGAGTTGGATGGAAGAACTCTTGTTGAAGATGCTCAGAGAGAAATTGATACTCTGATGGACAAGATGTCATCTACTTATGAACTCCCACCTCTAGATATGATCGGATAAAAATATGTTAAATCCATTCTTTTTAAACGGTTCTAAGGCAGAACAGGGATTGATGCAAGACCTGATTAATGAATCTATTAGAATGTATGGTATTGACGTATATTATTTACCTAGACAATATGTAACAGAAAGAACAGTCATAAAAGAGGTTATAGAATCTGAATTTAATTTTGCATATCCAATTGAGGCATATGTCGATTCATATGACGGATATGGTGGTCAAGGAACTATTCTATCCAAATTTGGTATTCAAGAACTAGATGATTTAAAAATAATAATTTCCCAAGAGAGGTTTAGTAATTATATTACACCTTTGATGGAAAAATTACCTGATGTTAAACTTGCAACTCGTCCTAAAGAGGGTGATTTAATTTATTTTCCTTTAGGTGATCGTTTGTTTGAAATAAAATACGTTGAGCACGAAAAACCCTTCTACCAACTTCAAAAAAACTATGTTTATGAATTAACTTGCGAACTCTTTAGATATGAAGATGAAGTTATTGATACTGATATGGGATTCATCAATGATAATATTGAAAACGAAGGATATATACAAACTATTCAAATGATTGGTATTGGATCTACAGCATCTGCTATAGCATCTGTTGTTAATGGTGGTGTAAGATATATTACTATAACCAATAGAGGTTCTGGATATACTGATCCACCCAAGGTTGTATTTTCTTCAGCTCCTCCCGGAGGAGTGACTGCTACCGGAGTTGCAGTTATGATTAGTGGAATAGTTGATTTATGCGAATCTGATCCAAATCTGTTACGAGTTCAAGCAATTCAACTCACAAATGCCGGATCAGGTTACACAGTTGCTCCAAAAATATCTTTTGTTGGTGGTGGCGGATCCGGTGCTAAAGCAGAAGCAGTTATTGGAGATGGAATTGTGGGTGTTATTACAGTCACAAATCCTGGATCTGGATATAGTTCTCCACCTTCAATTTCATTTACTGGCATTTCAAGTGTTGGAGCAGCAGCTACAGCAATTCTTTCAGCATCAGGTTCTGTAAGTTCCATTAGAATTACAAATTCTGGATTAGGATATACTTCCACTTCAGTTCAAATAGGTTCACCAAATACTATGGTAGGTTTTGGAACCTACATTTATAATGAAAAATTAACCGGAAGTGTTAGTAATGTTAAGGCTAGAGTTAAGTCTTGGAATTCTCAATCTAAAATACTTGAAGTATCAAATATTACTGGAAACTTTAAACCTGGGGAAAATATAGTCGGATCTCAATCTGGAGCAGTTTATGCTATTGGAAGTATAAATACTAACAATCTAGCAGATCCTTTAGATAAATTGAATGTGAGGGGTAAATTTGCCCAAAACGATATTATTGAAGAAGAAGCGGATGAAATTTTAGATTTTAGTGAAAAAAATCCTTTTGGAACTCCATAAATTAAGAGGTTACGATGTTTGAATATTACTATCACGAAATATTTCGAAGAACTATAGTTTCATTCGGAACATTATTTAATAACATATCAATTAAGCATTTTAATGATGCGGGAAATGTAACCTCAGTAATTAAAGTTCCTCTAGCATATGGTCCCACACAGAAATTTCTAGCAAGGTTAGAACAACAACCTAATCTGAATGCACCTGTTCAAATGTCTCTTCCAAGAATGTCATTTGAATTTGTTGGACTTTCTTATGATGCCGGTAGAAAATTAACAACTACTCAAACATTTTTAACTTCCTCCACTGAAGATAAAACAGATATTAAAAAAGCATATATGCCAGTTCCATATAATATGGATTTTGAACTGAGTATAATGTGCAAAATAAATGATGATATGCTGCAGATAATTGAGCAGATTTTACCATATTTTCAACCATCATATAATCTAACAGTTGATCTAGTTAAAACAATTGGAGAAAAAAGAGATATTCCAATTGTTTTAGAAAATATTAGTATGGATGATACCTACGAAGGTGATTTTAATACTAGAAGAGCATTAATTTATACTCTTAGATTTACTGCAAAAACTTACCTGTTTGGTCCTATTGTTTCTGGCGTATCCAAAGATATCATCAAAAAGGTTACTGTTGGTCTTGTTGCTGGAGATTCTCGCTCAACCGCAAGAGATCTTACATATTCAGTTGAACCAGTTGCTACAACTAGTTATAGTGATAGTTCAATTACTACATTATCTCAAAATATTGGACCAACAGATTCTTCAATAACTGTAGACAATTCATCTTCAATTCCAGCACAATCTCACATTGTTCTAAATGATGAAACAATGCAGGTAACTAAAAAGGTTGGAAATGTTTTGACCGTGGTTAGAGGTTCTTACGGAACCCCAATATTAGATCACGTTTCTGGAACCCCAATTAAATTAATTACAGAAACTGATAATTCACTCATCGAATTTGGAGATGATTTTGGATTTAGTGGATCTTCATTTTGATTTTTTATGGATAAAGACTATAATAAGTTAGATGATATTTTTAATGTATCTGGAGAAATAATTCATAAAACCTCAGAAGAAGACTCTTCGATCATCCCTAAGGTGGTTGAAGGTAACTCCGATCAAAGAAATATTGACTTAAAAAATGATTATGAATATACAAGAGGAACGATATATTCTCTGGTAGAAAAGGGTCAGGAATTGATCAATGGAATACTTGAAGTTGCACAAGAAACAGAATCTGCAAGAGCATATGAAGTTGCGGGGCAGTTGATTAAAAGTGTATCTGATGCTACAGATAAATTAATCAATCTCCACAAGAACTTGAAAGATATTGAAGAGGTTAAGCAGGCTGGTCCTACAAATGTTACTAATGCTCTTTTCGTAGGTTCGACAGCAGAATTGTCAAAACTTTTAAAATCTCAAAGGAAAGAAAATTCAGAAGATAAATAGTTAAAAATATTTTATTCCAATGGCAGTTGCTGAAATTAACAGTTTAACTATCGAAAGAGGGACTGATTTTGAAGCGACTTTTAAAATTTTAGAAGCAGATTCATCTCCAGTAACTCTTTCTTATTATACTGGGATTTCTAAAATAAGAAAATATCCCTCCTCACCCACATATCATTCCTTTACGGTCGGTATTACAACTGCAACTGGTGAGGTAAATATTTCTATGGGGCAAACTACTACCCGTCTATTAACTCCTGGTAGAAATTACTTTGATATTATCATTATTAGTCCAGATATTTCTGATAATATGACGACAAAAGTAGTTGAAGGGACAATTATTGTTTCGGAGAGTAGTTACTAATGGCAGAATTTAATATAAAACTTAGTTCAAAGCCAAAATTCAAAGTCGTTGCTACTACTGGGGGTGTTCAAGTGCCAGCAAGATTTCAGGATCTAATAGATTTTGACCCTACTGATAAAAATGACAAATACGTTATAATGTATAATGGAGCAACTGGAAAATATCATTTAGTTAATCCAGATGAAGTTCTAAATGCTGCTGCATCTACAGAAACATTGCAACCGGGATTGGTTGGATTTGCAACTGCGTTCTTAGACAGGGTAGATATTGATTTAGATAATAGAATTGATGTTGATGCCGGAAGTTTCTAAATTTTTATAAATAAATACATATGGTGTTAAATTTATATAATATTAATAATATTTTTGGTGTGGGTTTGACTTGATTATCAAGTTTGTATCTTTACATAGAGGAAAAAATGCCAGCACCCGCACCTACAATTCAACTTAAAAGAGGTCTTTTCGTAGATCTACCTGGTCTTAAGGCAGGTGAACCAGGATTTACTACGGATACCAATGATCTGTATATTGGTATCAATAGCACAACTCAGGATAATAAGTTCTTTGGCAGTTCTAGATACTGGGAAAGAGAGAACAATTCAAACAATACTTCTGCTGTTTTAAAACTATATAACCCAGCTGGTAGCGGAAGTATTAATTTAAATGCACCAGTGGGCCATTCTGGTGTCACAACTTATACTCTCCCTTCAGTTGCTCCTGTAGGAACAGGACACTTTTTAACTGCTGATGCCAACGGCGTTCTTTCTTGGGAAAGTGTTAGCGCATCGGCAACATTTAGTAATGCCAATTTAACTGGAATTACTACAATTGCATATATTGATGGAACAGATGCTACTTTCACTGGAATTGTAACTTCATCTTCTTTCTATGTTGATACCACCAAGGTTCTTTCAACAGAAGGTGGTCTAGTTACTCTTTCTGGAATTGCAACAATTGATTCTACAACTAAGTCAACTTTAGAGTCTATTCTAAGTCTTGACCCCAATGATTTCGATACTCTTAATGTAACTGGTATTGGAACATTTGGTGGTCTTCTTGATGCTAATGCTGGTTTAGATGTTACTGGTCACACTGAACTCGGTGACCTAAATGTAACTGGAGTTGCAACATTCACTAGCGCAATTAATGCAGATCTCTCAGGAAATGCTGGAACTGCAACTTCCCTTGCTAATGCTAGAGATTTTGACATTAGCGGATCTTTTGTAACTGCAACTGCGGTTTCTTTTGACGGAACAGGTAATGTTTCATTAGCGGCAACAATCGCTCCAAACTCAATTACACTTGGAACTTACACTTCAGGTGATTATGTTGCATCATTCACCGCAGGTGATGGTTTAACAGGAGATGCTTCAGGAGCAGGTTCAACTCCAACACTTTCAGTTAATGTTGGTGCTGGTATCACTATTGCATCTGACAATGTTGCTTTCAAAAATGCTAGTTCTTTATCAGATAATACACTCCAAAAGTGGGATGACACTAATGAGCAATTAGTCAATTCCATCATTAGTGATAATGGAACTACTGCTACTGTTACTGGTGGATTAACTGTTACTGGTGATTTAACAATCAACGGAACAACAACTCAAGTTAATACTACTGAGTTGACTGTTTATGACAGAACTATTACCCTCGGTATTCAGACTGGATCAACTCCAGTTGATACAAGCTGGGATCTTGGAGTTCTGATGAATTATGGTGATGCAGGAGTTGCTAAGACTGCTGGTTTTGTTTGGGATTTTGGAACTAAGAGATTCCAATTTGCTTCTAATGCAGACAATCCTGCGGTCGGTGTTAATACAACAACTCCAGATATTACAGTTTCTGATTTTGCTTCTATTGAAGTTGGGGGTCTTTGGATTAACAATGGCTGTTCAAGTGGCACTAAAGAGATTATTGGATGCACCAACTCAGAATTGCATCTAATGAATATAATTGTTGATGGTGGAAGTTTCACCTGATAATTAAATAATACATTTCTAAATAGGGGGGTATATACCCCCCTATTTTTTTATGAATGAAGAAGATTATAAAGCAGTAATTGCTTCATACCAACAAAAAGCATTTGAATTGTTCAATCAAAATATTGTTTTAGAAACTCAGATTAGTAGTTTGAGAAAAACTGTTGAAACTTTGACGATTGAAAATGAAAAATTAAAAAAAGTTAAAAAACCCACTAAGCAAGATGCCGGAGACTTTGTTTGATTATTACTTTGCATTTAAATAATACATAAATAATAAAAAACCTTTTATATAAAAGGTTTTACGGTAAATACCATTTATGGGGTTAGTGAATGGCAGCACCTATAATTAGGATTAAAAGATCTTCAGTTCCCGGAAAACGCCCTTCAGTAGAGCAACTTCCATCGGGGGAACTCGCTTTAAATACTTATGATGCTGAATTATTTGTAAGAAGAGAGCGTTCTGGAATAGGCACTGATGTTGTAAGAGTCGGTGCTGGAGCAACAGTAACAAATATTTTATATGTCACAAAAGATGGAAGCGATACAAACACAGGAAAAAAACTTGGAGACGCAAAGGCAACCATCAAAGGAGCGATCTCAGCAGCAACAGAAGGAACAGTTATTAAAGTTTCTGCTGGATCTTATGTAGAAAATAATCCCATTGAGCTGCTGCCTCAGGTTAGTATAGTTGGAGATAGTTTAAGAGAAGTATCAGTTTCTCCTTTAAATTCTGGACAAGACTTATTTCATGTTGCTCCGGGAAATTATATTACTGATATGTCCTTTACTGGGACTATGAACTCCGGTTCAGCAATTTGTGCATTTAACCCAAATACAGTTAGATATTTTGATCAATCACCTTACATAAGAAACTGTACCAATTTCATTCATAATAGCACTGGTCTAAAAATAGACGGTCAGCACGCTATTGGTAAACTTAAAAGTATAGTAATTGACTCATTTACTCAATATAATCAAGGTGGTATTGGCGTTTCCATTACAAATGAAGGATATGCTCAGTTAGTTTCTTTATTCACGATTTGTAATGATGTTGCAGTTTTTTGTGGAAGTGGGGGTGCTTGTGATTTAACAAACTCAAACTCCTCTTTTGGTAACTATGCATTAGTTGCCGATGGAGTAGGTCCAAAAAAATATACTGGAATTGTTACTAGTTCTCAATCTGTGAATAGTGACACTTTTGTGATTGATTTAAATGTACCGACATTAAATATAACTTCAGCATTTTATAATAATACAACTGGAATATTAACAGCATATACTTCTTCTGCACATAAGTTTTCTGTTGGGATGGGAGTATCTATTGCTGGTCTTGGATTTACTTGCCAATCTGGGCCAGGAATTGTTACGTATCCTTCAGGAAATCAGGGGGGTTATGTTTTTAGAGTAAATACTGTTGCTCCTGGTAGATATATTGATTCTTATAACTTAATACAAGCAAATAGACAAGAAATTATTGATACAGCATATGCGCAAATTGCAATATCACATCCGTTTTTTACAAATCCAAATCCCAATAAATGTAAAAGAGATATAGGGTATTTGGTCGATGCAGTTTCTTTAGATGTTAGAGACTATACCGATGAGCAAACAATTAAATTTGTAAAAGCATATTTTGACAAATCTGGATTTTTAATCGTAAATGGACTTGATGGAGAGACGCAAGAATCAATTACTGCATTTAATAAAGCTAGAGATTTAATGAAACTTGCGATTACTAATAATTTAACAGTAAAAGATCTTAGTATTACCGCAGACCCAGCAACCGGATCAAATACAAGTCAATCATCTTGCTCAGATGTTAGAACATTTATTGACAATTTAGTTTCTATTGTAACAACTCCGATAGGTGAAGGTGATACGAGTTCTTTACCAGCAAATGTTTCTATGGCAAGCACTATTTTTAGTGCATATGTAGGAACTTCTACTTTACCCCACACTTATAATTCTGGAGGAACTGTAAAAATTGATGTTGTTAGACCTTTCGATGGGCAAGTAGTTTATTTTGGAGATCTTTATTATACTGTTGGCAGTATTTCAGTTTCTGCAGGGGGAACTGGTTATACTGGAAATGCAGATGTTACAATCTCACCACCAGATACTAATTGGGGAGTTCCTGCATCTGCTGTAGCGGAAGTTAAAAATGGATCAATTGTTGGAATTGAAATGGTTTCTAGTGGTAGGGGATATAGTTATCCCCCATCAGTTTCAATAAGCTCACCTAATGTGGGAATAAATACAGCAACAGCTACTGTTAATTTAGTTCCAACTTATTATGTAATTACTTCTTCTACTCCCATTTCCGCTGGTATATGCACTATTACATTGAGTGATAATGTTCCTTATGAGGTTGGAGTTGGTACTGCAGTTCCATTTTTTAAACAAAGTAGATTATTAGCTTCTGGACATTCTTTGGAGTATATTGGATCTGGAACTAATATTGATACGGCCCTTCCTTCAACGGGTGGAGTTCCCATTCAAGACCAGGAAGTTGATATGAGAAATGGTGGTCTTGTTGTTTTTACTTCGACAGATCAGTCTGGTAATTTTAGAATTGGTGATGGTGTTGTTGTTAATCAGCAAACTGGAACCATTTCTGGAACATTCTATTCTAAGAGTTTGTTTTCATCATTAACACCATTTATTCTAGCATTAGGAGGAGAATAATAAAATGGCATTAGCACTTAATGTATTCCAGACTGTTACCTCAGTTATCACAACTAATCCAGTTGGAATTTATACTGCTCCAGTTGGATATACTGGAGTTATCCTCCTAGCACAAGTTGCAAATATTGGTGGAAATTCTGAAGATATTTCTTTATCACATCAAAGATCAGTTGCTGGAATAGCAGTAACTACGGAAATGTTAAAGCAATATCCCATTTCGGCAAATGATACTGTTAATTTACTTTCCGGAAAATTAGTTCTTGAAAGTGGCGATACTTTAGTTCTTTATGGTAGCAATGGATCTAATTTAAAATTTGTTGCAAGTATTTTAGAAACACTTAACTAATATTTCAGATCAATGGCAAAATATCTCAGTAATCGTCAAAAAAATCTTAAAGTTGGTATCAGTTCTTATACTGAAAATCAAACAGTATTGGAGATTACTGGTAAGGTTGGTATTGGAACTGCAAATGCAACTGCTTCTTTAGACGTTGCTGGGGATGTTAGAATTCGCGGTTCTCTACAAGATGTTTATGGGACAGTTGGATCAGCAAGTTCAATTCTCGTTTCAACTGGTAATGGTGTTAGTTGGACGGACCCATATTCTGCAGGTCTCCAAGGAACTACAGGAACTGCAGGAAGTCAAGGGACCACAGGATCTCAAGGTATTCAAGGACGTCAAGGTATTCAAGGACGTCAGGGAACAACCGGTGTATCAGGAGAAACTGGATCTACTGGATCTCAAGGAATTACAGGTTCTCAAGGAATTGAAGGATCTCAAGGATCTCAAGGAACCCAAGGTATTCAGGGTATTGAAGGTCAAACTCCAGAATCGACAGTTTATATTGCAGATTCATTAACACAGACAAATCCATATGCGATTGGATTTACCCCAAGCCAAGTTTCTATAGCAGGAACCACCGGCGAATTTACATATACTTATGAGCAACTTTCTAATGTTGAGATTTCTGGAACTGCAGGACAGTTTTCCTGCGATGCAGTAACAAGTGAAATGTTAGGGGACTACACAATGGTAGTCCAAATTGTAGGAACAAATACTGGAACGGGAAGTATTTCTGGATATACGGATCCTAAGATTTATACCATTTCCGAAACAAATGGAACCACATCTTTCAAACTTACTGAATTAGTTACCGCAAACGGATTAACTGCACTTCAGACAACTGCAGGAACAACTACAGGTCTAACTTTTTATCTTGGATATAGAATAGTTCAAAGAGCAAGACTTTCAGTTTCTGGAGATTTAACTGGAACTGGAAGTATTACTGGATATTCTTCAACTTCACTTTATAAGATTAAGGATTCTAGTGTAATTGGTCCAAACGTTGGTATAGTTACATTTACACTGACTGAGGATGCTTCTTCTGGACAAGTTGGAACTGCGCTTACAACAACATCAGGAACAACCACTGGGTTAAATTTTAAGGTAGTTTATGGTGATTATTTGACTGGTGGTTTAGTCGGCATTCAAACATATGGTGATTATTCTTCTGGAAATTTTTATCAAGTAAATGATGAATCTGGTTTATTTCCAGCTTGGATTACTTACATTAAGTATGATAGTGTTACTGCATTAAATCAAGTAGATTTAAATGTTCAATATACAAATACTTCAACACATACTGTTTTAATTCAACTTTATAATTGGAGCACTGGTGGATGGGTAGAAATACAAAGATATCAAGGTCTTGCAACTTGGACTCAATTCCAACCGGGAATTATTGATGGATATCCATTCATTAGTAATTTAAATGAAGTATTAGTTAGATTTTATCACCAATCTAGTGGATTTGCATCACATAATACTGAAATTGATTATGTTGCTGTTACCGATTCTATTGCTGGTGGACAAGGTCCTAGAGGTTCTCAGGGAACTACAGGATCTGCAGGTGCTCAAGGGTCTAATGGCGCTCAAGGCACCACTGGTGCTCAAGGCACTCAAGGAATTACAGGTCCAGTTGGAGGTTCTGCTAATCAGGTAGTCTATAAAGATGGATCTAATGTCCCAACAGGTTCTTCAAACTTAACATTTAATGGAACGGAGTTAGTAACCTACGATTTAACGATTTTAAATAATACTGATATTAATGGTAATTTAAATGTTGATGGAATCATCACAATCGGTGGTACAGCAGCACAACTCAATACTCAAGAACTTGTAGTAGCAGACCCTGATATTGTTTTAGGTTTAGGAACTGATTTTTCACCAACAGATGCAACTGCAAGCCACGGTGGTATTGCAATTGCATCCACTGAAGGAACTCCACTTGTAAGTCTTATGATTGGTGGAGAAACCAATCCAGACACATATAAGAAAATTATGTGGTTTAGGGGTGGAGATGTTGGTGCTGGATATACTGACGCTTGGTTATTCAATTATGGTGTTGGTATTGGAAGCACTCAAGTTCCTAATGGAGTGCGACTTGCTGCAGGTGGAATGCAAGTTACCGATACAACTCTGAGTATTCCACAACTTAATATTTCTGATGTATCAACAATATCGGTTAATAGTTCTTCAGATGCCTTAAGAATTACTCAAACTGGTTCCGGCAATGCTTTAGTTGTTGAAGACTCTACAAACCCCGATGCAACTCCTTTTGTTATAAATTCAAATGGAAGTGTTGGTATTGGGACAACAGACCCATCAGCTTCTTTAGATCTTCAAGGCAGTTTAAAACTTTCTGGGCAACTAATTGATGCAAATAATAGTTCCGGTAGTTTAGATTCTGTTCTCGTTTCTATTGGTGTTGGTGTAACTTGGGCATTAGTTGAAGATGTCGCTCTACAAGGAGTTCAAGGAACCACAGGATCTCAAGGACGTCAAGGGATCACAGGTGCATCTGGAGAAACGGGTGCTACAGGTGCGCAAGGAACTGAAGGTGTTCAGGGAACGATAGGAACTGAAGGTGCCCAAGGAACTACAGGAACTCAGGGAACTGAAGGTTCTCAAGGAACTACAGGAATTCAGGGAACTGCAGGAACTCAGGGAACCACAGGAATTCAGGGAACTACAGGAACTCAGGGAACCACAGGAACTCAGGGAACCATAGGAACTCAGGGAACCACAGGAACTCAGGGAACTGAAGGTTCCCAAGGAACTACAGGAACTCAAGGAACTGAAGGTTCTCAGGGTATTCAAGGACGTCAAGGGACCACAGGTGCATCTGGAGAAACTGGTGCCACAGGTGCTCAGGGAACCACAGGTTCTCAGGGAACCACAGGTGCTCAGGGAACCACAGGAACCACAGGAACTCAAGGAACTACAGGAACTCAAGGAACTACAGGAACTACAGGAACTCAAGGAACTACAGGTTCGACTGGAGAAACTGGTGCTACAGGATCTCAAGGAACCACAGGAACTACAGGTTCTACAGGAACTCAGGGAACTACAGGAACTCAAGGAACTGAAGGTTCTCAGGGAATCATAGGAACTCAAGGAACTGAAGGTCCTCAAGGAACCACAGGTTCTCAGGGAATTCAAGGACGTCAAGGTATTCAAGGACGTCAAGGAACCACAGGTGCATCTGGAGAAACTGGTGCTACTGGTGCTCAAGGAATTGAAGGTTCTCAAGGAACCACAGGAACTCAAGGAAATACAGGAACTACAGGTTCTCAGGGAACTACAGGTTCGACTGGACAAACTGGAGCTACAGGAACTCAAGGAACTCAAGGAACTACAGGTTCTACAGGAACTCAAGGAACTATAGGTTCTCAAGGAACTATAGGTTCTCAAGGAACTATAGGTTCTCAAGGAACTATAGGTTCTCAAGGAACTGTAGGAACTCAAGGTATTCAAGGAACTGAAGGGTCTCAAGGAACCACAGGAACTCAAGGAACCACAGGAACTCAAGGAAATACAGGAACTCAAGGAACCACAGGAACTCAAGGAAATACAGGAACTCAAGGAAATACAGGAACTACAGGTTCTCAGGGAACTACAGGTTCGACAGGTAATACAGGTGCTACAGGTTCTCAAGGAACTACAGGAACTACGGGTTCGACAGGAACTCAGGGAACCACAGGAACTCAGGGAACAGCAGGAACTCAGGGAACCATAGGAACTCAGGGAACCATAGGAACTCAGGGAACCATAGGAACTCAGGGAACCATAGGTTCTCAAGGTATTCAAGGACGTCAGGGAACAACCGGTGCATCAGGAGAAACTGGTGCTACTGGTGCTCAAGGAACTACAGGTTCTCAAGGAAATACAGGAACTCAAGGAAACACTGGAACACAAGGAACCACAGGAACTCAAGGAACTCAAGGAACTTTAGGCAATACTGGAAATACTGGTCCGTCTGGATCTCAGGGAACTCAAGGAACAACAGGATCTGTAGGTTCTCAGGGAACCACAGGAACTCAAGGAACCACAGGTTCGACAGGTTCTCAGGGAACTCAAGGAACCACGGGTTCAACAGGAACTCAAGGGACAACTGGAACTCAAGGGACCACTGGAACTCAAGGATCCACTGGAACTCAAGGATCTACTGGAATTCAAGGAATTCAAGGAACCACTGGTTCTACAGGTGCCACTGGATCTCAGGGTATTCAAGGACGTCAGGGAATCACAGGTGCTTCTGGAGAAACTGGTTCAACTGGTGCTCAAGGAACTATCGGCGCTCAAGGGACACAGGGCATACAAGGAACCACAGGATCTCAGGGAACCACAGGATCTCAGGGAACCACAGGAACTCAGGGAATACAGGGCATTCAGGGTATTACTGGTCCAATCTCAGGATCTAATAAACAAGTTATATTTAACAATAATAATGTATCTGGTGGATCTACTAATTTTGTCTATGATCCAGTAACTCAAAAAGTTGCGATAGGAACTGATACTCCAACATCAACATTAACAGTAAAAGGTGATTTTTACTCGACGGGAATTGGAACTTTCCAGACTGCCCTTGGAATTGGAACTGTTATTGATGTTATTCCTTATGATACTTTAAACTCTGGAACACTTTCATTTGAGGGTTCTGCTGGACAACTCTTTAGTATTACAAATAATCTAACTTCTGGTTCCATCTTCTCAGTTAATGATGTTTCTGGTATTCCAAGTATTGATGTTGATGCTAGTGGGGTTATTGAACTTGCACCTTATGGTGGAAATGTTGGAGTGGGTACGACAAATCCAACACAAAAATTAGATGTTAATGGTAACTTAAAAGTATCCGGAAATATATTAAAGTCTTGGGTTAGAAAAACTTCAGCATATACTGCTTCTATTGGAGATTTAATTGTTGCCGACACTTCTGGTGGAGCATTTACTATTACTTTACCAACAACAGCTAATCTTGGCGATACTCTTAAAATCGCAGATGGTTCAAATTGGGGGACTAATAATTTAACAGTTGCTGTTGGAGCAGCTTCTTCTATTGAAGGTCTTGTTAATGATGAAGATTTAATTCTAGATATTGGTCAAATTACGGTTGAATTTGTATATGATGGAAATACTTGGCAGGCATATTCAAGTATTGGAAAACAGGGTGTCCAAGGTGTCCAAGGTGTTCAAGGTGTTCAGGGAGTAAAAGGAAATGATGGAACTTCGATTACTATCGTAGGTTCAATATCTTCGGTAACAACTTCATCACCAAATACAACATTAACTGCCAATGATACTGGGTTCCCCTGGTATCCCCCTGCTGCTGGTGAAGGTGTAATTGCATTAAATACTGGTAATCTTTGGGTTTATAATGGATCTGATTGGGATGATGTAGGTCAAATTCAAGGGGACACTGGATCTCAGGGAATTACAGGTTCTCAAGGAGTTCAAGGAAGACAAGGAATAACTGGATCTCAAGGAACCACAGGTTCCACAGGTTCCACAGGTTCCACAGGTTCTCAAGGAACAACTGGTGCTACAGGTTCTCAAGGAACTACAGGAACTGCAGGTTCTCAAGGAACCACCGGATCAACAGGGTCGACAGGTTCTACGGGAACTCAAGGAACAGCAGGAACTCAAGGAACTACAGGAACAACAGGATCAACGGGTGCTACGGGTTCTCAAGGAACCACGGGATCCCAAGGTATTCAAGGACGTCAGGGAACAACCGGTGCATCTGGAGAAACTGGTGCTACAGGTGCTCAAGGAACACAGGGAACCATAGGTTCTACAGGTTCTACAGGTTCAACAGGAACTCAAGGAACCGCAGGAACACAAGGAACCACAGGTGCGACTGGTACTACTGGATCTACAGGTCTCCAAGGAACTACGGGTGCTACTGGTTCAACGGGTTCTCAAGGAACTACAGGTTCTACTGGCGCTACAGGTGCCACTGGTTCTCAAGGAACTGCAGGTTCGACTGGTTCAACTGGTGCCCAAGGAACCACAGGAACACAAGGAACCACAGGTGCTACAGGTTCTACTGGATCTACAGGTGCCCAAGGAACCACAGGAGTACAAGGAACCACAGGTTCAACTGGTTCCTCCGGTGCCACTGGATCTCAGGGTATTCAAGGACGTCAAGGAACCTCAGGTGCATCTGGAGAAACTGGTGCTACAGGTCTACAAGGAACTACAGGAACTCAAGGAACCACAGGAACTACCGGTTCTACAGGTGCTACAGGTTCTCAAGGAACGACAGGAACCACTGGTGCTACTGGTTCTACAGGAACACAAGGAACCACAGGTGCTACTGGTTCGACAGGATCTCAAGGAACCACAGGAACCACAGGTGCAACTGGTTCTACAGGTGCTCAAGGAACTACAGGAACACAAGGAACCACAGGCGCTACGGGTGCTACTGGATCTACAGGTTTACAGGGAACCACAGGAACTCAAGGAACTACAGGAACCACCGGTGCTACAGGTGCCACTGGATCTCAGGGTATTCAAGGACGTCAAGGAACCACAGGAACTACCGGTTCTACAGGTGCTACAGGTTCTCAAGGAACCACAGGAACCACAGGTGCTACTGGTTCAACTGGTTCTCAAGGAACTACAGGTGCCACTGGTTCGACTGGTTCTCAAGGAACCACAGGAACCACAGGTGCAACTGGTTCTACAGGTGCTCAAGGGACTACGGGAACACAAGGAACCACTGGTGCAACTGGTTCTACAGGTGCTACTGGATCTCAAGGTATTCAAGGTCGTCAAGGAACCACAGGTGCATCAGGGGAAACTGGTGCTACAGGCGCTCAGGGAACTACGGGCACTCAAGGAACTACAGGAACTACAGGTGCCACTGGTTCGACTGGTTCTCAAGGAACCACAGGAACCACAGGTGCAACTGGTTCTACAGGTGCTCAAGGAACTACAGGTGCCACTGGTTCTACAGGTGCTCAAGGAACTACGGGAACCACAGGTGCAACTGGTTCTACAGGTGCTCAAGGAACTACAGGAACCACAGGGGCAACTGGTTCGACTGGTTCTCAAGGAACTACAGGTGCTACTGGTTCTACAGGTGCTACTGGTTCTCAAGGAACTACTGGTGCAACTGGTTCTACAGGTGCTACTGGTTCTCAAGGAACTACTGGTGCAACTGGTTCTACTGGATCCACAGGTCTACAAGGAACCACTGGTGCAACTGGTTCTACAGGTGCTACTGGATCCCAAGGAACTACAGGTGCAACTGGTCCTACAGGTGCTACTGGATCCCAAGGAACTACAGGTGCAACTGGTCCTACAGGTTCGACTGGTTCTCAAGGAACCACGGGAACCACGGGAACTACAGGATCTCAAGGAACTACTGGTACTAGTGTTCAAGGAACCACTGGTTCTCAAGGAATTATTGGACAGCAAGGAAACAATGCAGGTCTCACATACAACTTTAGCACGACAACAACAAACTCAGATCCTGGAACAGGAACCTTTAGATTTAATAACGCCACTATTGGTTCAGTAACACAAATTTACATCGATGATACTGATGTAGGAAGTGTCAATTTCAGAACTTATATTTTAACCTGGGACGATTCCACCAATACCCAAAAAGGATATATCGTTGTTGACTCTAACACAAATTCAGATACTACATTCGCAATATTCTCTCTGAATAGTATCACTTCTCAGACTGGATATGTTCAACTTAACGTTTCTTATATTAGTGGAACTGCTCCTTCAGCTTCAGAACAATGTGCAATTCAGTTTTATAGAACTGGTAATGCAGGTGCTGATGGTGCTGATGGTGCTGATGGTGCTGCTGGTGCTGCTGGTCCAAGTAATGTTTTAAGTAGTTCAAATACCACGACTAATGCCACTTTCTATCCAGTATTTGTTGCCGGAACCGGTAACCAAACGCCAAGTATTAGAACCACTGCAACAGCATTTAGTTTCAACGCGAGCACAGGAAACCTAGTTGTTCCTGGAGATGTTACCGCATTCTCCGACTCTAGATTGAAAGAAAATGTTTTGACAATAACAAATGCCTTGGAGAAAGTTTGTGCTCTTCGTGGCGTTGAATTTAATAGAATTGATATTGAAGGAAATCCAAAACATCTTGGTCTGATTGCACAAGAAGTTGAAAAAATTCTCCCAGAGGTCGTTCATTCGACAATATCTGATGGAACGGAGTTAAAGGTCGTTTCTTATATGAATATCATTGCAGTTTTAGTTGAGGCTATTAAAGAACAGCAACAAGAAATAAATAACATCAAAGAGATGTTTGGTAAATAATATGAGAGAAAATTATACTTACAATTGGGAAATACTTTCTATTACCAAAATGAATCTTGAAGATAACAATAATGTAATCTTCAAGATTATATGGAGATTGATTGGAATAGATCCAAATGGTGTAGAGGGAGTATTTAAGGGATCCACCGAACTAACACTACCAGATCAATTTGATGATAATTTTATCGAATATGAAAATATAACCCAAGAAAATATTATTAACTGGATTCAGCAGATTTTAAATATGGATGATGTTTATTCTGCTATAGATGATGATATGGAAAAAAATAAAAAGCAGATAGAAATTGTTTTTAATGGACAATATCCTTGGCAACAAATTACTATAGATCCGACTCCAGTAGATCCATCCACAATATTACATGATGCTACGGGTTTACTCACAATATCACCAGAACAAAGTTTCTCTAATTAAATATGGTATTACAAAGCAGCGGCGCTATTAGCTTATCTAATATTCAAACGGAATTTGGAGGAACTAATCCGATTTCAATCAGTGAATATTATGCTGCAGCTGCAGGTGTTCCTTCTAGTGGGGCTATAGATTTTAGTGATTTTTATGGGAAGTCTTCGACTCCAGCTCCAGCAACAGGAAGAGGTCTTTTTGCAGGAGGTTATAATACACCAACACCTACTACGTCTATAACTTATAATATAATAGATTATGTCACAATATCAACAGCAGGAAACGCAACTGATTTTGGTGATTTAACTGTAGGACGCAGATATATTTCAGGATGTTCCTCAAGCACTCGTGCAGTTTTTGGTGGTGGTCAGGCGACTACCGTAGTTATCAATAACATAGACTATGTCACAATAGCAACCACAGGAAATGCTATTGATTTTGGGGATTTAACCGGCGCAACTCGCTATGGATACGGATCATTTTCCAATAGCACTCGTGGAGTTTTTGGTAGCGGTCAGTCGGTCACGCCGGCGGTGGTGGTGTTAAACGTAATAGACTATGTCACAATAGCAACTACAGGAAATGCTACTGATTTTGGGGATTTAACTTTGGCACGTTCAGCTGCTTCAGGTTGTTCTTCACCAACTCGTGGAGTTTTTAGTGGTGGATTTGTTTCTCCAATTGCATATAATATAATAGACTATGTTACAATAGCAACCACAGGAAATGCTATTGATTTTGGGGATTTAACTGCAGCACGCAGTATTATTAGTTCATGTTCTTCAAGCACTCGTGGAGTTTTTGGTGGGGGTGGATATTTAAACATAATAGACTATGTCACAATAGCAACCACAGGAAATGCTACAGATTTTGGTGATTTAAGCGGAGATCGGGTGGGTGCGGCCGCACCTTCCAATAGTACTCGCGGAGTTTTTGGTGGTGGAGCTACATTTATAACGCCAGCAATAATATACATTAACACAATAGAATACATTACAATAGCAACCACAGGAAATGCTATTGATTTTGGTGATCTAAGTATAACGAGAGGGGATCTTGCAGGATGTTCAGACTCTCACGGCGGTCTCGATGGCGGCGGTGGTGGTGGCGGCGGGATTGGAAGAGGTGTCTTTGCTGGTGGCGGCATACTTCCTTCCACAGTTCTAAACACTATAGAATACATTACAATAGCAACAACAGGTAATTCTACCGATTTTGGTGATTTAACCGTAGCACGGAATGTGGCAGCATGTTCCTCAAGCACTCGTGGTGCATTTGCTGGTGGAGCAGTTGGCGCAGCACCAACAACAACATATTATAATAATATAGACTATATCACAATAGCAACGACTGGTAATGCTATTGATTTTGGTGATTTAACCGTGACAAGAAGCGGTTCTAGGGCTTGCTCTTCAAGCACTCGTGGTGTATTTGGTGGTGGTTTCTCTCCAACATTATATTTAAACACTATAGACTACATCACAATAGCAACAACAGGTAATACTATTGATTTTGGTGATTTAACCGCGGCTCGAACAGGTCTATCGGCATGTTCTTCAAGCACTCGCGGGATATTTAGTGGAGGCAACGCTGCTGCACCTGCTATAACACCAGCAACATTCTATAATACTATAGAATATATAACTATAGCAACAACAGGTAATGCTACTGATTTTGGAGATATGCTCACAAGACGCACATCCCTATCGGCATGTTCTTCAAGCACTCGTGGATTATTTGCAGGAGGTACATCACCATCGCCAATAGCAAATGTATATTATAACATTATAGAATATATAACAATAGCAACGACTGGTAATGCTACTGATTTTGGTGATTTAACTGTCCCGCGTGGATATTTTGGTGCATGTTCCTCAAGCACTCGTGGAGTTTTTGCTGGTGGATATGATATTCTTTCACCTGTTGTAACTTATAATACGATAGACTACATCACAATAGCAACAACAGGTAATGCTACTGATTTTGGTGATTTATCAGCATTAATTTATTCATTGGACGGATGTTCAGACTCTCACGGGGGTCTAGCATAAATATCATTAGACAATGATTTGAATTATATGTCATCAGAACTTAGTATTAATATTTCATCAATACATAAGGACCTTTCAACACTTCCACAAGAATACACTGGAATGTTGAGTCATATTAGAGAAGGTCTACCAGCAGTCGAAAGAGTCACAGAAAACTTTTACAAGTCTGGTTCTCAGTTTAAAAATGTAACTCTGGATATTACTGATTTAACACCAATCAGTAGTGTTAAGCATATTCTTGCGTCTATTAATAAAACCAAGATGGCACTTACTGAAGCTCAACTTGGAAGAAAAAAAACAGAGATCAATCTAAAAAAGAAACAAAAAGAACTCGAAACAATCGAAGATGAATTCGATAGAGAACTTTGTCAAATTGAAATTATTGAAATGATGAGTGGGTTAAAGACCTCAGAAGATGTTATGAAAGGTGCGATCAGAAAACTTTCATTTCTGATGACACAATATCAATCGGTTATGGATCATCTTGGAAAAGATCATTTAACCGAAGAAGATTACGAAAGAGAAGAAAGACGATATCATATTATGACTGCATTTAAGCAAGCATTGAACTCATCTCGCCCAAGACAAGGTGTTATGGATGAAGGAAATTCAATTTATATGTTTGAACTTGGTATCAATGTTGGTCACGCTCAAGCAGAAATTCTCAATTACCTTCGGATGGAACATCAGTTGTTCCAAGAAGGAAAGGTTCCAACTCACGAAATGACAATAAAGTGGTTAGAGGCTTGTGCGGATTTATTTGAAAATTGTCCAGAAAAATTTGCAGAAAGTCGTGGATTTAAAGTTTTAGATCAAAAATCATTAGCAGCACCAGAACCTTATAAATCAATCGAAGCATCAAAAACTGAGGAATAAATTATGTTTCATCTTGCTATTGGAACTCCAATGTATGGAGGTCAGTGTACTAGTGAATATACACAATCCGTTTTAAATTTAACAGAAGCAATTAACACAAGCGGCAATAGAGTAACTTCAATTTTTCTTGGAAATGAGTCATTAATTCAAAGAGGAAGAAATACAATTGCTCACCATTTCTTAAATACAGATGCCACACATCTGATCTTTATTGATGCTGATATTAAATTCAGACCTGGCGACATCGCTAAAATGATCAAGGCAGATAAAGAATTAATCATTGGCCCAGTTCCACTAAAAGGTATTGACTGGGAAAACGTAAGAATGTGTGCTCTTGAGGGAAAGGAAAATCTTTGGAAACAGGGTGGTGTGTTTAACATTAATCATCTTGATGGGCATTTTATGCAAGATGAAGAAGAACCTTTTGAAATTAAGCACGGTGGTGGTGCAATGATGCTCATCAAAAGAGAAGTATTTGAAAGTCTAATTCCACATACGGACACTTACATTAATGGTGGAGTGACAATTCCACAAGGAAAAGAGATTTATAACTTCTTTAGAGTTGAGATTAACGAAGAAAAACAACTTTTATCTGAAGATTATTTCTTCTGCGAATCTTATAGGAAAATTGGTGGAAAAGTTTGGTGTGCTCCTTGGTTTGATGTGGGGCATTTTGGATCTTACCTATTCTCAGGTAAGTATTCTGAAACTTTTAAACCAGAAATCACCAAGCCCAAGTCACCGCAGAATATCTTTTCCCAACTGTAACTTCTTTAACTTGATGTGGATACATAAAATTACTCGGGAACATAATAATGTCTCCACATCCAAGTTTTACTGCCTGATCTCCCCAGAATACTAACTCACCACCAGTATAATCATCATTAAAATTTAAAATGAAACTGAGAACTGGAATTCCTTTTTCGTTACCATCAAATATTGAATGAATATGGTCAAAGTGTTCTCTCATTATTTGACCTTTTGAATAACGATTAAACCGAATATTGCAAAATTTATTCATAATTTGGCACATTCTTGGAATATCCAAATAAGCAAACTTTGAATTATAAATTGCTCCCGCTTGAATGACATATGGAGTAAGAACTTGATTCAACTCTGGAGATGCAGTTTGTACATCCAATTCCATCGTTTCTTCGCTACTAGCATTGTTACTAATAGGACTATGCCATTGATGGGGGGACCATTGATTTTCCTCTATTTGTTGAATAATATCAACGCATAAATCTTTTGGAATAAATTCTTTTTCCAAATGAACATAATCTTTAATATTTTCGTATCTAATCATTTTAGTGGAAGGTAAGTTAAGGATTCAATTTTACCAAGAGACTCTGTTTCAAATGTATTAAATGCAAGGCTAATTCTTGGAGTTGTAGATACATTTTCAGGGACACCATGATAAAGTGTTGATGGAAATAAAATAAGTTCTCCAGTTTCTAACGGGAGTAAAAATGTTTCTGCATTAAAATTATTATGATTTTTAATGGTGAATGAATACATTTCATTATTTTTGTTTCTAAATTCAATGGGTGGAAGAGTTTTGTTTATTTGAAAATAAAATACTCCACTAACAATACTATTAGGATGCCGATGTTCGTGATGTTTTTTTCCATTGTCAGTAATATTTGCCCAAGATTGTGTAATTTTTAATTTATTTGAGCATTCGAGGACATCATTAACGTAAAAATTAATTTGAGAATCAATAAATTCTCTGATATTTTTTAGTTGAGGGTTATCTAATAAAAAAGTATCAGAAGATTGTTTGCTATATATTTTTTGCGTTTCTGGAGTATTTAAATTATATTCTAAACTCTTTACATATTCCAATTCTTCAGACAAATCTTTTTCATATTTTGAAATAAGAACCGGAATTGGAAATAATTGTAGAAGTTCTCTATTTGACATATATTTAAAGATACATATAGAAATTATACAATATTCATATTGAATATGCAAATTTTGAGGTTTAATTCATTATAAATCAATGATAAATAACTAAAGCATTTTTTAAATTATATTAGTGAGTAAATATCCTAGGAACCGAAGAACGTGGCATATTTAAGTACTTTACTTGGGGCTAATTTCACTGGAGCACAAGGTACTCAAGGTGTCCAGGGAAGGCAGGGAACTACTGGCACTCAAGGAGCAACAGGAACACAAGGACTTCAGGGAATTCAGGGATCTTTAGGTCCTCAAGGAATTCAGGGAATTACAGGATCTCAGGGAGCAACAGGAACCCAAGGTCTTCAGGGAATTCAGGGAACTATAGGTCCTCAGGGTATTCAGGGAACTATAGGATCTCAAGGTATTCAAGGACGTCAGGGTATTCAGGGAACTATAGGTCCTCAGGGTATTCAGGGAACTATAGGATCTCAAGGTATTCAAGGACGTCAGGGTATTCAGGGAACTACAGGATCTCAGGGAACTACAGGTGCAACTGGTGCGACTGGATCTCAAGGAACTACAGGAACTACTGGAACTACTGGTGCGACTGGATCTCAAGGAACTATAGGATCTCAAGGAACTGCAGGCGCGACTGGCGCGACTGGATCTCAGGGAACTGCAGGATCTCAAGGAACTATAGGATCTCAGGGTATTCAAGGTGTTCAAGGTATTCAAGGACGTCAGGGTATTCAGGGAACCACAGGAACTACAGGTTCTCAAGGAACTACAGGAACCACAGGAACTACAGGTTCTCAAGGAACTACAGGAACCCAAGGAACTACAGGAACCACAGGAACTACAGGTTCTCAAGGAACAACTGGATCTCAAGGAACAACTGGATCTCAAGGTGTTCAGGGTCGTCAAGGGACTACAGGTGCATCAGGAGAAACTGGTGCTACTGGTGCTCAAGGAACTACAGGTTCTCAAGGAATCCAAGGAATTACAGGTCCAGTAGCAGGTTCCGCAAATCAAGTTGTATATAAAGACGGATCTAATAACCCAACAGGTTCTAGTAATTTAACTTTTAATGGAACTGCACTTTATGCAAATCAAATTACTGGTCCAGCGGAACTTGTAATTGATCCAACGTCTATTGGAGATAATACTGGAGCAGTAAGAATTAAAGGTGATTTATATGTTGATGGTTCAAACTTCATAGTCAATTCATCAACAATTGAGTTGGCAGATTTTGTGGTTGGTATTGCATCTACAGTAGCAACAAATGCACTTCTTGATGGAGCTGGTATTGGTATTGGATCCGTAGGAATTCGCAAGACAATTACTTGGAATAATACTGCAACCGCATTAACATCGAGCGAAGATTGGAATCTTGCTTCAGGTAAGCAATATAAGATTAATGGAACTTCGGTATTAACTTCAACAACACTAGGTTCTGGAGTTGTCAATTCATCTTTAACTTCCGTTGGAACATTAGGTCTATTAAATGTTACTGGTATTGTTACTGCATCTAGATTTGTTTCTAATGTGGCAACAGGAACTGCACCATTCACAGTCTCTTCAACGACTCTTGTATCTAATTTAAATGCCGATTTACTTGATGGGTTAAATTCCGCATCGACAAACACAGCATCAACTATTGTAGCAAGAGATGCTTCAGGTAACTTTAGTGCTGGCACTATTAGTGCTTCGTTGACAGGTTCTGCTTCAAACAACGTGTTGAAAGCAGGCGACACGATGACAGGTCAATTGATTTCAACTCTTGCAAATAATACTGCAACTGGTGGTGGTCAAATATACCTGAATGGGGCAAATGGAAATAGAATTGATTTTAATACAAATGGTGTTGCTGCTCCGACAACTACAACAAGAAGTGCTGGAACTAAGTTAGTTTTATGGCCAGGACTAAGTGCAACTAATGTTGATTATGCACTTGGTATTGATAGTTCTACTATGTGGTATTCTGTTGATACTACTTCAGCACAATTTAAGTGGTTTGCAGGAACTAGTAATGTCGCCACTTTAACTGGCGCCGGAAACTTCAGTGCGACTGGAAGTATTACTGGAAATACAATCGTAAAATCTGGAGGAACTTCGTCTCAGTTCTTAAAAGCAGATGGATCTGTAGATACTAATACCTATATTACTTCTGCTTCTGTAGGCAATGGAACTCTGTCTTTAGCAGTTTCCGGAACTGGTCTTTCTGGTTCAGCATCATTTACTGCAAACCAAAGTGGAAATACAACTTTTACAGTAACATCTAATGCAACTTCAGCAAACACAGCATCTGCAATAGTTGCTAGAGATGCTTCGGGTAACTTTACTGCGGGAACAATTACTGCAAATTTAACAGGAAATATAACAAATACAGTTACAGGAACTAATTCAACTGCACTAGTTTATGGTAATATGGCAGATAACGACCAATTTAGAATTTTAATTGGCGGAACTGCTTCTAATGCTGGATATGTTGAAATTGCAACAGCAGATGACGGAACTGAACCAATTTATGTAAGACAATATACGGGCGTATTTACAACACTTGCAAGAACTGCCACACTACTTGATGGAAGTGGAAATACTAGTTTTCCTGGCAGTGTTACAGGAAATACAATCGTAAAATCTGGAGGAACTTCTTCTCAGTTCCTAAAAGCAGATGGATCCGTTGATTCTAATACTTATATTACTTCAGCTTCTGTAGGTAACGGAACTCTTACTTTAGGAGTTTCTGGAACTGGTCTTTCTGGTTCCGCATCATTTACCGCAAACCAAAGTGGTGCTACCACATTCACTGTAACTTCGAACGCGACTTCAGCAAACACAGCATCTGCAATAGTTGCTAGAGATGCTTCTGGAAACTTTACTGCTGGAACTATTACTGCTACAAGTTTCTCAGGTTCCTTAGCAAACACATTAACTTTAAATACCTCAGGAACTGGATTATCTGGATCCACAACATTTAATAACTCTGGTGCAGCAACATTTACCGTAACATCTAACGCGACTTCTGCAAACACAGCATCTGCAATAGTTGCTAGAGATGCTTCCGGAAACTTTACTGCTGGAACTATTACTGCTGCAACTTCATTTGTAAAATCTGGAGGAACTTCATCTCAGTTCTTAAAAGCAGATGGTTCTGTTGACTCCAATGCTTACATTACTTCTGCTTCTGTAGGCAATGGAACTCTGACTTTAGCAGTTTCCGGAACTGGATTATCTGGATCTGCATCATTTACGGCAAACCAAAGTGGTGCGACAACATTCACAGTAACCTCTAATGCAACTAATGCAAATACAGCATCTGCAATAGTTGCTCGTGATGCTTCGGGTAACTTTAGTGCTGGCACAATATCAGCAGGATTATCCGCTTCTGCAGACGCGGCAATTGTCAATCAAAACAACGGAAACTCTGCTGCTTGGTATGGTAGAATTCTTTCTAAAAACTCAACCAGTGATAAAGCATCATTCTTAGGAACTTATGGTAGTATTGCTGGAGTTTTTGCACATAATAATGCTCTAAGTGCTTGGACGGATTTATATGTGAATACCGTTGATGGTGGAAGCAATGGTGGTACAGTAAGAATGCCCCCCTCCGTCTTAGTCAATGGAAGCCAAGTTTGGCACGCTGGTAATGATGGTGCAGGTAGTGGATTAGATGCCGATTTAATTGATGGTATTAATTCCACTGGTTTATTCAATAATATGGGAGCTCTTCACTCTACAAGAAGTAGTTTTGATGCCACAACACCTTCTTATGATTTTGGTTTTAGATTTGTTCAAGGAAGCACCAATGGTCCAGGAACTTCTGGATCTCAATTCTATTCTTGGTATATTGGTCTAGGTTCTGAATATGCAGCGACTGGTGCTGGTTCTTATGGAGCAATGTTTGCTGTTGATAGAAATGTCACCAACCCATATTTAACAGTTAGATATAATGAAGGAAATTCTTTCACTTCCTGGTATAAGATCAGAGCAGGTGCTGCGGACCAAGTAATAAATTCAGTTACCTTTAATAACGGTGGTGCTGGTGGTGCATCTGGTAGCACATTTAATGGAAGTGGTGCTTTAACAGTTTCTTATAACACAATCGGTGCATCTCCGTTAGCAGGTTCCACTAGTTTAACCACCACTGGTACTGTAACTACTGGTACTTGGTCTGGTTCTTTTGGTGCTGTATCTGGTGCTAACTTAACTAGTCTTACTGCAGGAAACTTAAGTGGAACAATACCTTCAGCAGTATTAGGTAACTCAGTTCACTTCATTGGCACTACTTCTATTGCACTAAACAGAGCATCTGCTGCTCAAACTTTAACTGGAGTAAATATTGATGGCAGTTCTGGTTCTTGTACTGGTAATGCTGCCACAGCAACTAGTGCCGACCAAATAGACGGAATTGCATTTAGAAATTCAAATAGCACATCAGCGATTAGTGCTCCAGATACATTAGATAGCAATGGAATTGGATATGTAACTAATATATCACTTTATAGCCAAACTGACGGTGCTTTATATGCACAAGCATATAGTGCAGCTTGGCAACATCAGATATATGGAGATTATAGAACTGGTCAAATAGCAATAAGAGGTAAAAATAATGGAACTTGGCAGGCTTGGCGTAATGTTCTCGATAGCACTAATTACACTACATATGCTGCTGCAAGTAACCATACACACGGTAATATTACCAATGCTGGTGCTATTGGTTCTGTAGCAAACCTACCAATTATTACAACAACAAGTGGTGTATTAACTACTGGTTCATTTGGTTCAGCAGCAAATACTTTCTGTCAAGGTAATGATTCTCGTCTAAGTGATACTAGAAACACAACTAATAGCATTACGTTTAACAATGCTGGTGCTGGGGATGCCAGCGGAACAACTTTCAATGGATCCACCGCAAGAACAATTTCATACAACACAATCGGCGCATCTCCGTTAGCAGGTTCCACTAGTTTAACTACAACTGGCACCGTAACTAATGGTACTTGGTCTGGTACTTTTGGTGTCGTATCTGGTGCTAACTTAACTAATTTGACTGCAGGAAACTTAAGTGGAACAATACCTTCAGCAGTATTAGGTAACTCAGTTCACTTCATTGGTACTACTTCTATTGCACTCAATAGAGCATCTGCTTCACAAAGTTTAACTGGCGTAAGCATTGATGGTTCTTCAGGTTCTTGTACTGGCAACTCTTCTACTGCAACAACCTTACAAACAACAAGAACTATTTGGGGTCAAAACTTTAATGGTAGTGCCAATGTTTCTGGTGCATTGACTGGAGTAACTAATATAACTGCTACTGGCAACATTGCTGCCGATGGTGCATTCCGTGCAGAGTCTTCAGACTCTACACAAAGATTTGATATTTACTATAATGAGACTACTGATAGTCTTGATTTTGATTATCTCACCGCATAATATAAATATAAATAAATTTTTACTATTCTAAAAAATGACTGACCAACAACAAGATCTAAAAAATATTATTGAGACACAAAAAACTTTGATCAACGAAATCAATGAACTCAATAATTCCATTGCCGTGAAAAAGGAATTAGCACTAAAGTATCAAGGAATTATTGAGTATCTGACTGCTTCAGGTGTTACTTTGCCTGAACCAGAAACAGAAGAACAGGCCATTGAAATTCAATCTGAGGGAGAATAAATGCAATGACGGAAGAAATGCAACCTGGTATATCATACCCAGTTATTACATATACTGTTGGTGATTATGTTGAAGGTGATAATTCTGTAGAAGTCACCTACACGAATAGTCAAGGATTTATCTACAAGAGAATGGTCAATATTCCATATCTAGAAATTGGACAATATGAAGAAGGTGAAAGTTCTATTGACCAACCATACTTTCAAGAAATTCTTGAAGGGCAATTGATGGGAGTTATTAATAAAGCAAGAATGGGTCTTATTACTTTTATAGATCCAAATGCACCAACAGAACCAGTAGGAATAGGAACGACTTCATAATCTTAACCTATGACTATAGCAGCAAGACTCACCAGTATCGGCACCTTTTTCGCATATGATTATGACGAAACTGTGGTGACCAAATTTAGAATAGGTAGTGATGGAACTGCTTATTCTAATGAGTTTGATGAAAATACTTCAACAACACTAAGTGGCACTAAAAGAATGAGTGTCACTTCTCTTGGGAATTTGATTGTTTTAGATTCAATTAATGAGATTGATCCATTTATAACCACAGTTCCAACAACTGGACTTCAACTTAATATTGATCCAGCACAACCACCTGCATCTGAAACTCTTCCAGTAGGTCAGCAAGCATATACAACAGCACAAACTACAACTTTCACTGTTCCCAATGGTTGTACTTCAATTTCTGCAGTCTGTATCGGTGGTGGTGGAGGAGGTGGTGGATCTGATTCCAGAAGTGAAGGAACTCAAGGTGGCGCTGGTGGGGCATTATGCTATGGAACGATAGCAGTAACACCAGGAGAACAACTTACAATAGTTGTTGGTTCTGGTGGAAATGGAGGTGGTTCTGGAAATGATGGTAGTAATGGCGGAAATACCTCAATATCAAGAGGTGCCACAGCATTATTGACTGCAAATGGAGGAAGCGGAGGAAATGAAAGGAGCACTGGTGCTGTAGGCGCAGCAACATATACAGTCAATACTACATTTGTTACCAGTAGTGGTGGTGGCAATGGTGGTGGTTGTAATGGTAGTTCTAATAGCGGTGGCGCTGGCGGTGGCGGTGCTGGTGGATATTCTGGCAATGGTGGAACTGGTGGTGGAGGAACAACAGGTGCTAGTGCTGGGCAAGGAGGAGGATCTGGTGGTGGTGGCCACACGACTTCAGGTTTAGGCGCAGGCGGTGGTGGAACTGGAATTTTAGGTTCTGGTTCAAATGGAGCTGCTGGAACTTCTGGCGCAACACCAACTGGAGGTGGAAGAGGTTCTTACATATCAGGTTCTTTCCCAACTTCTGGAACAAGAGCTGCCGGTGGAGCATATGGCGGTGGTGGTGGTGGATATGCTGCAAATGCTAATGGTTCTGGTGGCAATGGTGGTGTTGGTGCTGTAAGAATTATTTGGGGAACTGGTAGATCTTATCCTTCAACCAGTGTTGCTGATGCTACTGTGGTTAATTATGCATTCACTTTATCAGACTTAAGTGGCAATTCAAGAACCGCAAGTGCTGTAAATGGAGCAAGTCGCAATGCTTCACTTAATGGTGGTGTTGTAGTTTATGATGGAACAAACGATTATATGACTGTTACCTCATATAAAGGTGTGACAGGAACTGGTGCAAGAACTTCTATTGTGTGGTTCAAAGCAAGTGTTCCAAACACTTTTGATCGAATTATGGGTTGGGGGGCAACAACGGCAGCAGGAAATAAATGGGGAATGGAACCCGATTCCACAACATTTAAACTTCATCTATCAACTTCAAACGGAGCATATGCTGTTGGTGGTTCAACAACTCCTAATATTATGGATGGAAAATGGCATATGATTGCAGCATCAGTTGGTGCAAGTCAAACTGTAAATGATATTAAGTTATATGTGGATGGAAATTTATTGACTGATGTAACCCGTGCTCTTGGGGCAACAGCAATTAATACATCTTCAAGTGCTGATGTGTCTTTTGGTGCATCACTTGCCGATGCTTCTCCAGAATATTTAAATGGTCACACTTCCCAAGTTTTAATTTATAATGTTCAGTTAAGTGATCTAGAAATAAAACAAGTTCATAGAACGATTCTTAATCGTTTTTAATCATAAATATTAAAAAAACGATAGTTGCAATATGGCAAAACTTAAAAGTGGAACTAGAGTTTATGGTAATTTGCTAGTAGATGGTGTAGTTGATTTGACTGCATCAGCTTTAGCAACTGCGGTTTCTGGTGAAGTTCAATTTGATGGAACTGCATTTTATGGATCTCCTGCTGCGAGCACAAGAGGAGTAATTCCAACAGAACATTTAATTGTTTTATCTTCCACAAACACATTAACTTCTCAAACTGGTGTTCAACCACTCTTTGATGGTGGTGGTGGTCCTGCAGGTGGAGCAATTACTTTACCAGTAGGTACATATAAATTTGAGTGCTTTTATGCTCTTGCATCAATGTCTACTTCTAGTGGTTCTTTTGGATTTGCTCTTGGTGGGACGGCAACAAAAACTGAAGGTTGGCACGCTTCTGCTACAAAATCTGCATTTACAACTGCCAGTACTCTTCAGGGAACTTGGAATACTGGTGCCAATACTTCTTTAGTTACTGCTAATACTACTGCTACTGGACATGCTTTCATTAGAGGTCATTTTCGTATTACTGTAACCGGAACTATTATTCCTCAAGTATCCTTAGGTGTTGGGGCAGCAGCAGTAGTTCAAACAAATAGTCACTTTATTTGCAATCCAGTTGGTAGTGCAACAGTCGTCAGTGTAGGAAACTGGGCGTAATATTAATATTGCATTCATAATATCGAATAAATAAAACAAATTAAAGTATTTTGCTTTGAAATCATAATGACAAATTTTGTTAAACTTGCATTAGATAATGGTGGATCTATTAAACCCCTACTCATTAATTCTAAAGATCTTTTAGGACCATCCCTCACAAATCCGTCAGTTCTTGTAGTTGATGATAAGATTTTAGTAAATATCAGAAACGTAAATTATACACTATATCATTCGGAATTAAGCAAGTTTGAGCATTTGTGGGGTCCTCTATCATACATTCACCCCGAGAATGATATGCATTTGAGGACTACAAATTATATTGCAGAGTTGGATGAAAATTTAGATACAATTTATTACACAAAAATAGATACTTCTAAATTTGATACTTATCCACCACAATGGGATTTTGTTGGTCTTGAAGATTGTAGATTAATCAATTGGGAAGACAAGATCTATGTTTGTGGCGTAAGAAGAGATCTAGATACAATCGGAACTGGGAGAATGGAACTCTCAGAACTCGAATTTGATGCGGGCGCAGTAAAAGAGGTTCTGAGGTATAGAATACCTGGGCCTCCACCAGATGATGAATATTGTATGAAGAATTGCACTCCAATCGAAGATATGCCATTTCATTTGATGAAGTGGACAAATCCAACTGCTTTGATGAAATTTAATATTGATGGAAGTCAAACAGAAGTCTTTGAAGTCAATTCTCGCGTCCCGATGCCAAAGGATATGAGAGGTGGATCTCAAGTAATCAAATATAATGGCGGTTATTTAACTCTAATTCACGAAACTGATTTATACAATTCAGAGCAAGGAAGAAAGGACGCAACTTATCGTCATAGATTTGTTTGTTGGGATGGAAACTTTAAAAATCAAAGATTTTCTAAAGTATTCTCATTTTTAAATATGAAGATTGAGTTCTGCTGTGGACTTGCAGAATATAAAGATAGTTTTCTTATTACATTTGGCGCTTCAGATAATGCTGCTTATATCTTAAAAATTTCTAAATCATTTGTGGAGGATTTTATCAATGAAGGAAGTAATTGATTTTTCATTAGATACTGAGAATGGAGAAAAAAATTATACTCTTGCTCAATGGTATGAGAAGCAAGGACATACTGCGCCGGCACATACTTATTATTTGAGAGCAGCAGAAAGAACTGATGATAAAATTCTTGCTTACAAAGCATTATTAAGGGCATCTTTCTGTTATAAATCTCAAGGTTCTAGAGATGGAACTGAAAAGATTTTACTAGAAAATGCTCTGAATTTTATTCCAGAAAGACCTGAAGCATATTATTTTCTTTCATTGCTGTATGAAAGAAAGGCAGAATGGCAGAACTGCTACATTTATTCAAACTTAGGATTGCAGTGCTATTCTCCGGATATTGAAGATATTAATCTTCCAGAATATCCTGGAATGTATTCACTCATTTTCCAAAAAGCAGTTGCTGGATGGTGGTGGGGTAAAGGACCAGAGTCTAGAAAATTATTGTGGAAACTGGTCGATGAATATTGGAATGTTATGGACGAAAGATTTAAATATAGTGTTGAAAATAACATTTCAAGAATAGGTTCTGGTCCAAAGTCCCAAGATGCTGTTTTTTATTCAAAGGCAAATTATAATAACCTAAGACATAAATTTAACGGATCTGAAAGTATTTCAGTAAATCACGCTCAAGCATTTCAAGACATTTTTGTCTTAACTATGCTAAACGGAAAGAGAAATGGAACATTTCTTGAAATAGGAGCATCTAAACCATTTGAAAGAAATAACACTGCTCTTCTAGAGAATACTTTTGGTTGGTCTGGTGTTGCAGTTGAACTTGATAAAGAATTTGCTACCTCATATGAATTGTTAAGACCTAATATAAAGGTCTTATGCCAAAATGCACTGCAGATTGATTATTCTGAATTATTAGAAGAAAATTATACTAAAAATGTAATCGATTATCTTCAATTAGATATTGAGCCTGCAAGGAATACTTATGAATGTATGCTCAAAATTCCGTTTGATAAGTATAAATTTGCGGTCATTACTTATGAGCACGATGATTACATTGACATAACTCGCTCGTGTAAAAAGAAATCCAGAGAATTTTTAGAAGAAAGAGGATATGTTTTAGTCGTAAATGACGTATCAGTTGATGGCATTTCAACGTTTGAAGATTGGTGGGTGCATCCAGATTTAGTTGATCAGAATACCATTAACATTATGAGATCTGATTTCAATAAGATTACAAATATCGGAGAATATTTTTACTCTAAGAGATACTACGGTGAGTTTGATACTGACAAGTATATTAGAGAACATTATTTTCCAGATATGAATTATACTGGAGTTTTTGTTGACGTTGGGGCAGGTCCACCGACATTTATAAGTAACTCAAAGCACTTCAGGGATAGTGGATGGAGAACTATATGCGTAGAACCAAATCCAAAATTTGCAAAACAGCATAAAGATGCTGGTAGTGAAGTATATGAATATGCTTGCTCAAATAAAGAAGGTAAGAGTAGTTTTATTATTAACTACAATAATGATAATTGGTATTCAAAAGAAAATGATGGGGTTAGTTTTTCTTCTTTAGGTATTAGGTATAAAGGAGTTCCCGCTCACAATACACAAGAAACTATTGAAGTTGAGACTATAAAGTTGAATACTTTACTGGAAAAAATTGATATAAATCGAGTAGATGTTCTTTCTATTGATACTGAGGGGTGGGAACTGGATGTATTAGATGGATTTGATCATATTAAGTATAATCCAAAAGTTGTTGTCCTAGAAAATTTTGAAAAAGTTTCAAAATATGAACAGTATATGAATAGTATCGGATATAAAAAAGATTTTTCTTTGGGACATAATGAAATATATTCGAAGGAAAAATCTACCTCTACAATATCTGCAATATATACACCAACTTTCACAAAGGCTAAAGGAACTTCTTGGATCGTAGATAACTTTTACGAAAATCCAGACGAAGTCCGAAAATTTGCTCTGAATATAGATTATTTTGAAGGAGGTATTGGTAGAGGATTTATCGGCAGACGATCAAAAGAACAATATCTATTTTCAGGTCTTAAAGAAAGATTTGAGGAGATAATGGGTAAGAAAATTACCGGATGGGAAGAATATGAGATGAATGGTAGATTTCAGGTTGCTTGGGCAGGAGAACCTTTAGTATGGCATTGTGATAGTCAGCAATGGGGTGGAATGCTCTATCTAACTCCAGAAGCACCATACCAATGTGGAACAACTTTGTATGCACATAAGAAGACTAGAGCAAGAACTTATTATGATCAAGGATGGGATGCTGCGTGGACAAATGTTCCCGGAGATTGCCACCTCGACGGAACACCATTTGAACCTGTTGATGTTCTTGGGAATGTTTATAATCGTCTTGTAATTTTTGATGCAAGTTGTATTCATTCTGCTTCAGAATACTTTGGAACAGTAATGGAAAATGCAAGAATGTGGCAAATGTTCTTCTTTGATACTTGAGGTCGTTAAATAATAAATAACTTTAACCACCACTGACTATTCTATGGCAAAGATTAAATCACATAAATCAGTTGAACAAATTGCCAAAAAGCATAAGGTTAGTGTATCTGATATTGAAAAGCAACTCAAGATTGGTGTTCCTATTGAGCACGAACATACAAAAGATAAAGATCTAGCAAAAGATATTGCCCTTCAGCATTTAGGTGAATTTCCCGACTATTATACCAGACTTTCTAAAATGGAAAAATCAGCAAAGAAACTCAAAGAAGCACACGAAGAGTCAAGGTTCTGCCCTCTCTGCGATAAGAGGGAAAAGAGATCTGAGTGTGGTTATGGTGAGCAGGCGTGGGACAAGGTCTCAGTGAAAGACGAAGAATATTCAATGGCACGTTCTGAACTGAAGACCATTGATGATGCTGTTCAGAAGTTGATGATGAAAGTTGGAAAAGGTGAGGGTAATCTAGAAGCGTGGGTTCAATCCAAGATCACTAAGGCAGCAGATTATATTGATACTGCTGCAGATTATGTTGCAGGTGGAGAAATGGAAGAGTCCAAGTCTCCTCTTGTATCTAAGATTATTGGTGAAGAGAAGAAGAAAATGAAAGGTAAGGATCCTTGCTGGAAAGGATATGAAATGGTTGGAACAAAGAAAAAAGGTGGAAAGGAAGTTCCCAATTGTGTTCCTAAAGAGTCAGTAACTATTCAAGATGCTGATGGAAATGATTATGTTGAGTTTATTGATATAGTTAAACCAGAACCTATCAAATCAATTGCAGAAGCAACTACTCGTCTTCAGGCACAGACTGGTAATTTGATTGCCGTTATTCTTTCTTGGAAGGGAAAGACTTATTCATTAACAATGTTCTTCCCACAAGTGAAGATGCCTTCAAGAAAGGATGTGGAAGATGAAATTCAAAAAGTATATCCAGGTTCAAGAGTTCTCCAATTTAACGTCACAAGTGTAAGAGGAGACCAACCAATTCTTCAAGTTCAGAATAGTAGATCAAAAAATTATCTTCTGAATAATAAAACTATTGGAGAAGAGGTTGAAATATCAGAAGCAAAAAAGTCTGAGATGCCTTGTAATAAACCCAAGGCAGAAGCACACGGTTCAGGAGAAACTGGCAAGTCTCACGTCGTAAAAGCGTGTGAAGGTGGAAAAGAAAAACTTATTCGTTTTGGGCAACTGGGTGTCAAAGGTTCTCCTAAGAAAAAAGGAGAGTCCGAAGCATATGCAAGTCGTCGTCATAGGTTCCAAACCAGACACGCTAAGAATATTGCAAAAGGAAAAATGTCTGCTGCCTTCTGGGCCAATAAAGTAAAATGGTGAGATAATTTATGCCAGCTGATCATTATCTTGGTAATCCGCTTCTTAAAAAAGCGAATACCGTTGTTGAATTTACTGAAGATCAAGTTTTAGAATTTGCACAGTGTCAGGAAGATCCCTTATACTTTACTAAAAAATATATTCAGATTGTTACTCTTGACCACGGATTACAACCAATTAAAATGTATCCGTTTCAGGAGAGAATGGTTAAACGATTTCATAACAATCGTTTTAATATATGTAAGCTTCCTCGCCAGTCAGGTAAGTCTACGATTGTTGTATCTTATCTTCTACATTATGCGATCTTTAATGACAACGTAAATATAGCAATCCTTGCAAACAAGGCATCAACCGCAAAGGATCTGTTAGATCGACTTCAAACTGCATACGAGAACCTTCCTAAGTGGTTGCAGCAAGGCGTTCTGATATGGAATAAAGGGTCATTGGAACTAGAGAATGGTTCTAAGATTATTGCGGCATCTACGAGCGCCTCAGCGGTTCGTGGTGGTTCTTATAATATCATCTTCTTGGACGAATTTGCGTTCATTCCAAATCATATTGCAGACCAATTCTTTAGTTCTGTATATCC